TACCCGAAGTGATTCCACTTAATGAATAAAAAAGCAGCGGCCAATGCCGCTGTTTCGTTTGAAGCGCGAAAAGTAAAGTTTTCGCATTTATCGTGAAACGTTTTCGCGTTTTTCGTGCGCCGCTTCAGCCACGGTAATATGCCCGGACTTATCAATATACGTTGCTGATGAAGCGCGGCTAAATTGGCATATGCCATTAACAGGCATTGTTATTTCATCACTGCCGATGGTTATTGTTTTATAGCCCGGGGCATACCCTGTTATCGCTTCCAGAGAATCATTCAAGGGTAGCCAGATATCAGGAAGCGGAGGGACAGAAGCAGGATCAGCGGCATCTTCTGCAATCCGGGCTGCATTCTCTGCTCTTGTTGCGGCTGACGTTGCTTCTGTCTCGCTGGCTGCTGCTTTTGTTTCACTCGTCTTTGCGTTAGTTTCACTGGCTTTTGCAGCTTTTTGGCTATTAGCTGCCGCTGTTGCAGAACCAGCTGCAGCACTCTCGCTTTCGGCTGCTGCATCCTGACTGTTTTTCGCCGCAGTTTCGCTGGCTTTGGCATTCGTTTCGCTGGTCTTCGCTGCCGTCTGGCTGGACTTTGCGTTAGTTTCGCTCGTCTTCGCTGCTTGCTGGCTGTTAGCCGCAGCAGTTGCTGATCCGGCTGCTGAAGTCGCAGAACCGACTGCCGCGCTCTCGCTTTCGGCTGCTGCATCCTGACTGCTTTTCGCCGCAGTTTCACTGGCTTTGGCATTTGTTTCGCTGATCTTCGCTGCCGTCTGGCTGGACTTTGCGTTGGTTTCGCTCGTCTTTGCGGCTGTCTCGCTGTTTTTCGCGTTGGTTTCTGATTTTTTAGCTGCTGTCGCGGAATTTGCCGATGCAGTCTGCGAGGCCGCTGCCGCCTGTGCGCTGTTAGCTGCATTCGTTTCTGAGGTTTTCGCCGCGTTCTTCGATGATGCCGCTGCAGTTTCGGATTTCTTTGCCGCCGCTGCGCTCTGAGAGGCGGCTTCGGCGTTGCGTGCCGCTTCTTCCACCATTGCCTCAAAACGACGCAATGCCTCCGGCATGACATCCTCTTCCGTCATGGCACCGAGAAAATCATTCAGCGTACCTGGTCTGGAGCCTTCATAGACGGTAATGGTTCCGGCATGTGAAGGCGGAAAACCTTCAACCAGCAGGATGACGCTGTACTGGCCATACTCAACATCCATACTGTAACGCCCGGCTTCATCCGGATTTTCAGAGGCCACCGTGTTCACCAGTACCGTGGTGCTGTTACGCTTTGCCTTCAGTTGAATAGTGCAGTTCTGTATTGGTTTTCCCGCACCATCTTTCAGCACACCTGAGATTTTTACTGCTGCCATATCCACTCCACAAAAAAGCCCGCCAGAATCTGCGGGCTGTCATAACACTGTGTTACCTGGCTAATCAGAATTTATAACCGACACCCACGATGAAACCGTCAGTGCGCCAGTCGCCACTGCCGGAACCCTCATAAGCAAGGTCAATGGCCACGGATTCGGTCGGGTTAAACTGCACGCCAGCCCCCCACGCCAGAGACGTGTTGCTGTGGCGACCGCCATCACTCCCGGTCAGCACATCGTGCGTTTTCCCCTTGTTGTCAGTTACGCGGAGATAATCCCCGGAGAACGTCGAAACACGGCTGTAAGCCACACCTGCCATCGCATAAGCACTGAACCATTCATTCACGCGTACAGACGGCCCCGCCATCATGCTGAACCAGCGGTTACGCACGGAATCCTCATGCCAGCGGGTATCGCTGTAACGGGTAAGCTGGCGATTCTTGTCTCCTGCATAGCTGAATGACGTCACCAGCCCCAGCGTGTCCGTAAATTCATAACGGTATTTCACGTTAATGCCCTTCAGGTCATCGTTGCCGGGCATATCAGTATGGGACTGAAGATACCCGCCGCTTAGTGTGGACTGATGCTCTGCTGCGCTCGCTGGCGTACCAGCGGCGACCAGCCAGACTACTGCAGACAGAATAACAGCACATAATTTACGCATAATTACCTCTCGCTTTTCTGCAATAAAAAAGGCGCCATTTCTGGCGCCCGTATTGGGGTTATAAAATTCAACTAATACTGATACCGGAAGCAGCTTTTTTGGTCACAATCACCGTACAGTCTGTGATGTTACCTGCGCCCTGATTGCCTTTCTGGAAAATCTTAAACTCCAGAGTGACGCTACCACCACCACTCGGCATATCAATAACCGCACTGTAACTACCGGGAATGGCTCCTTTAGTTTCTCTGGATGCGATTAATACGCCGTTTTTGCGAACTTCAAAACCATAACCCGTGTATCGCGTACCTCCCGGGTTATTACCGCTCCCCGGATCGTCATACGCCACACCGTTAAAAATAATGGGCGGAATAATAATCTGGCGGTCAAAGTTATGATCATCGTAAATGGTGACTGTAACCGTCCCGTTTGGTGTTTCCGTGTTACCCCACGTACCAGCCTGTTTCGGGAATGATTTGGAGACAGTTTTAACGAAGTCACCTCTGACCTGGTTCGCCTCCAGCATGCCCTTAATCGTACAGTTTTCATTTACCGTGACGTTGTTGAGCGTCCCGGAGTTCGCGTTCACGTTACCGCTGATATCCGCATTTTTCGCCGTCAGCCGCCCGTCCGGTGTCAGGGAAAATACCGGAGGATTGCCGCCGCTGGTAATGGTGGGAGCCGTCAGATACTTCAGGAACACTTCGTTCATGAATATCTGGTTGCCCTGCGCAACAAACATCGGCGTTTCATTCCCGTTTGCCGGGTCAATAAACGCGATACGGTTAGCGGCAACCAGGAACTGGCTCAGTTTGCCTTCCTCTGTATCCTCCATGCTGAGGCCAAGCCCCGCGACATAATGCTTACCGTCTTCGGTCTGCTCAATTTTGACGCCCCACATGGCATTCCACTTATCGTTGGCGTCCTTCCACTCTTTCGAAAACTGATCCAGTCTGCTGGCGTTATCCTCTGTCAGGTCGACTTTTTCCAGCAACTCCTTGCCGAGATGGGATTCAGTTATCTGGCCTTTGAAAAAATCCAGGTAACCTTCCGCATCATCGCTCGCCCGACCGACAGCCTCCACGAATGCCGATTTGCCAACGGTGTTCACACTGCGAATGTAAAAATAATAATCATGGTCCGGCTTAATATTGATACTGGCAGCTATCCAGTACAGCGCCGTGCCAAGATAGCGGGCTGTGGTTTCAACCTGCCTGATATCCGCAATCCGCTTTTCCGAGAACCAGAACTCAAACTGTACCGTCGGATCATAAACGGCAAGATGGGGCGTGGCGGTTATCTGAAAATAGCCAGGTGTCAGCTCAATCCGAGACGGCGCTGCCGGTGCGGCAATCCGGAACGATACCGATGCCGGATCGCCCTGCTGCCCCCAGGCATTTGCCGCCCGGACTGTCAGCCTGTAGTTTCCCAGCGCCAGTTGCGTGAAGCGGTATGTGGTTTCCGTCGTCCGGGCCGTGCTGACCAGCCGCTCACTGCCGTCATCCGCTGCCACGGTCAGGCGAAGCATAAAGCTCCCCCCCTTCACCACCTTCGGCGTGTCCCAGCGCGCCAGCACCTGGTATTCCCCGCTGTCTGCGGTGACTTCTGCGGTCAGGTGCTGCACTGCTGGCGGCGTGACACCATTCACCGTGCCGCTCTGGTCGCCGTCAAAGTGCGCCCCGTTATCCACGATGGCTTCTTTCTCCGGTACATGCTGCACGGCAGTGATGGCATACGTACCGTCATCGTTCTCACGGATACTCACACAGCGGAACAGGCGCTGGCGCAGCGTCGGCAGCTTCAGCCCCCACACGCTGTACTCGGCAACGCCGTCAGGAACCCGGCTCACTTTCACCTTCACGCCGTCGGTGACGGACTGGACCTCCACGCTGACCGGATTCCCCTGTCCGTCAACCAGGCTTATCAGCGTGGTGCCGGAGGATGGCAGCGTGATTTCACGGTCGAGCGTCAGTGTCCGCGTCTGGCTGTTCACCGCCAGCACGCGCCCGCCGATGCTGATCCCCGCATAGTCATCATCACAGATTTCAATGACATCACCCGGTACATGGCGAAGCCCTTCGGCACCCACGCTGAAGTCCACGGTCTGCGTTTCCAGCAGTTCCGTTTTAATCAGCCACAGCCCGGCGCGATGTGCCTGCCCCCGGCTGGTACAGCCAAAGGCATCCATCTTCGTGACGTTACGACCGTAACGGGCAATGGCCTGCGTGTCCTCCACAAGCTCTGTCGCCGTCTCCCAGCCGTTATCCGGGTCAATCCAGTTCACCTCAACGGCATTATGGCGGTCCTTCAGGGCGCTGAAGCTGTAGCGGAACGGCGCGCCATCATCCGGCATCACCACATTACTGCGGTTATAGGTCCACACCTTATCCGACGGTCGGTCCTGCACGAACGTCAGCGTCTGCCCGTTCCATACCGGCATACAGCGCATCGCCGAGCAGAAATCACTGAGAACATCCCACGCCTTACGCTGTGTGGTCAGGTAAGCGTTACAGGTGATGCGCGGCTCCGTGCCACCAAAGCCATCCGGCACTGACTGATCGCAATACTGGCCGATGACATACAACGCCCATTTATCCACATCCGCCGCACCAAGACGTTTCCCCATGCCGTAGCGCGGGTGGGTCAGCATATCCCACAGACACCAGGCCATATTGTCGCTGTATGCTGGCTTAAACGTTCCGTCCCAGATACCGCTGTATTGCCGCGTCTGCGGGTTATAGTTCGACGGCACCTGCAGAATGCGCCCGCGAAGATGATAATTACGGCTCACCTGCTGGCTGCCGAACTGCTCCGAATCCACCTGCACGCCGACCAGTGCCGTGTTCGGGTAGCACTGTTTCACATCGATGATTTCGGTGTATGACGACCAGAGCGTTTTGTTCTGCAGCTGGTCTGTGGTGCTGTCCGGCGTCATCCTGCGCATCCGGATATTGAACGGGCGCGGCGGCAGTTTATCCACCACCACCGAGGCCAGATACTGCGAGGTGGTTTTGCCCTTAATGGTGATGTCTTTTTCCGTCACCCAGCCACCGTTACGTTGTATCTGAACCAGCAGGCGGACTTCCGACGGATTCCGGTCACCCTTTGAGGTAGTTTCCACCAGTGCCTGCACGCCGAAAGTAAAACGCAGACGGTCAATGTTTGCCGACGTGATGGTCCGGGTGATCGGCGTGTCATATTTCACTTCCGTACCCAGCACCGTCTCGGAGCCGGAGGATTCAAATCCCTCCGGCGGTGTCTGCTCCTGCTCACCTGCCCGGAACACCACCGTGACGCCGGAGATATTGGTATTCCCCTCACTGTCCAGCACCGGCGTACTGTTCAGCAGCACGCTTTTTAATCCATCCCCCGGACCTTCAATCGGCCCTTCGCTGATGACATCGATCACACTCAGCAACTGCGTGGATTTCAGGTTGTCCTTCGCTTCGCGCGGGGTATGCCCCTTACTGCTACCTTTACCCATACCTCATGCTCCATAAACGACAAAACCGCCCGCAGGCGGTTTCACATAAAACATGTTACATCAGCGACCAATCACCACGATTTCACCACCATCACCTTCATCAGCTGTACTGATCTCCTGAGAAACCACACGTGACCCCACGCGCATTTCACCGAACAGAACGGGCAGGACATTGCCCTGGGCAACCATGTTATCCAGTGAGGAGAAATAGGTGTTCTGCTTTCCGTTATCCGTGCTGGTCGTTGTTGCGGTACTCGCTTTCGGTGCCAGCATCTGTGCAACACCGCCAAGCGTCATCGCCGCACCCATTGAAAAGAGAATGTCACTGAAAGCGATACTGATCCCCGGCATCCAGATTGCCGTAGCAATCAACGCCGCACCCAGCACCGCCTGAAACACACCGCCACTTTTTGCTCCCGCAAGACGCGGCACGATGTGGATCACGGCACCATTTGCCAGCGGCTCATTAAGACGGGATGATAATTCGGTTTCTCCTGCATCACGCCCGGCAATGCGCACCTGATACCAGCCCTCATTCAGTTTCTGACGAAATGCCGGGAGCTGTGTGGCCAGTGCCCGGATGGCTTCAGCCCCCGTTTTCACACGAAGGTCGATGCGGCGGCCAAATCGTTGCAAATCCCCGTAAAGGCAGATGCGTGCCATGCCCGGTGACGCCAGAGGGAGTGTGTGCGTCGCTGCCATTTGTCGGTATACCTCTCTCGTTTGCTCAGTTGTTCAGGAATATGG